TTATAATCTTCATTTTTGGCTTCTGTGATGAATGACTTAAATTGTTCCATTATACTTCTTTTTTCTTTCCAATGTTATACTTAGTTTCAAGGGTCCACTCATCTTTTTCACGAAATGATAGTACTTTGATTTGACTAAGTGGAGCTACTTCAGATGAATCTCCAATAACATTGATCAATCCCCAATCCTTTAATAGATTAGCAATTGTATTTCTTCTTGCAATATCATTTTCGGATAAATTAGTATTCTTTCCATCAAGTGCAAACAACTCTTTAAAATGTACAATGAAGTATCTACCTTGTTTATGCAATATGTGACAAGACTGATACAATTTTCTCTCTTTACGAGAGGCCACTCCAATTCGTGATAAAGTTTCTCTCACCTTTAGGAAGTCATCAGGTTCTTTCAAACCTATTTCTAACATATGCTCCTGTGTCCATTTAATATCATCCATCTTTTCCACCTTTATATAATTTTCTTTTTATAGCAGAAATTTGTTCATCAGTCAATATATCAAGAGCGGATTTTGCTTTTTCATTACTATAACCATAATACTCTTTAACATACTCTAGATTCTCTAATTTCATCGCCTTCAGCCAAGGGGTGTACCTTTTTCTTGGTCTTAGACTATTTATCAAAAAATCAAACTGGAGTTTCTTATCTAAATGTGGTAGTTGATTAATCTCATTCACCAACATAACAGTATCAGGGAATGGAGCAACGCATTTATTGACGATAAATGGGGGATATTTTTTCTCCCAATCTTCATCTTCTGTATCAAGCAAGTTTTCTTTTGTGTGATTTACTGCATTAAGATAGTCTTTCAATTCATACATTAGTCAGCAAATCCTTCACCCTTACAAAAGTGTGAAAGTCGATGGCAAAATACTGTCCACCACAACGAAATCCAACTGTCAGCTTTATACGTTCCATCTTTAACTTTCAATTCATACATTATATGCTTCTTCCCAAGTCATCATGCTCTTTGAGGAAATGTCTTCCACATTTGCACTATTTAATAAAATCAAATCATTTCTTAATAATTCATTCTCTTCTTTATATATACCATTAAGTCTAGGAGCAGGAAGAAAACAAAATATTGCTGCAATAGCTTCAGCATGTTCACCTATTAGTTGGCAAACAGCATTCCTATCTACAGTCATCTTTGGTTTAAAGTATGTTGTTCCATATACAGAATGAAATAATCCAGCATCCTGTAAGTATTCTGGAGCATCCCACTCTTTCAACAAATCATGAACTCCTATAAGATGGCTCAATAAAGTTTGATTCTTATGTCCTACAGAATCACATCCCAAAGATTTTAGAAAATCAATCTTTTTTGTAAAAATCAAGTCTGTCAATATTTGCTCCATCTTTAACAAATAATTTAAAAACAACAACAGGTCTTAACTCATAACAAAATTTAGATACAGGCATTGCTTGGTGATAATTTCTAGCAGGAAAAATTAATAATCTGTTACCAATATAGTTACAATATCTATCAATATTTTTACATTCATCATCCCAAATTGCAGTACCGCCAAGCCACTCTGGTTTCCAATCTAACTTTGGATAATACATCATCGTAAAATCACCATCATCTACATGCACATGTGGTTCTACACCATTAGTATGAGCATTCAAATACAAACGCTTCCATTCGGTTATTTTATAGTACTTTTCTAATTGCAGTTTATGTGCTGCAGCTGTCCATATAGGCAGAAGATAACCAAAATTATTTGCAATAACACCTTCTTCATCATGACCACAAAGATGATGCCAATGTGGTTGTATCCCTATTTTTTTATTTGAGTTATAATCATATTTCCAATATACGTTACGAATTTGAGCATCAATAAGTTCAGCAACATGAGGCTCTAATAAGTCATCATAAATTTCACATATCATTTTAAACAGACCTCGCAAGTAGAGCTAATAAGCTCGGTTTTGGTAATTCCCGATAAGGAATTCTTTCTAAATTTCCAGCAACTAAAATTCTATTTTCATCACATGCATATGGTGGAACTTCATGTCTAACCCAAGCAGGAAACAAAACTACATCTCCTGAGTCTGGAAATACATAATGGTTTCCATCTTTACCATCAGGAAAAACTAATGGACTTGATCCTTTGGGTGTATCAATATAATAACACCAAGACCATACATTTGGCCAGTGAGCATGTGCCACAGAAAATTGTCCTCTATTATATAACACACCCCAACAATCAGATGTTCTGCACTTGATAGGTGTTGAACCCATCTTCTCAGCATATGGAATTATTATATCACACAATTTCTTAAATTCATCGTGACGTTCATGCATGTTAAGATTAGTTATATTTGCTTGAACAATTGTTGCCTGACCCTTCCATTCATCTCCTGTTTTAAGAATGATTTGTTTTAGACTGTTATGCAACTCTACACTAACCTTATCAAGTATATTCTTAACTAAGATAGGGCGAGATATATTGAAGTCATAACTTACAACCTCATTCCTAACAAGGGGAATTCTAGTAGGCTCGGTCATTTGAAATTTGCTCTCCCCATAATCTCAGTTAGGCAAGCCATCATATTAATTTCTTGATCAGCAACAAAAGCTGACTTATACTGGTATTCACCCAAGATGATAACAACGTGAGGAATACTGTTAGAATCCATATACTCATAAAGATTATCATAAACAGCACGAAATAACTTATCATAATCATTATCAAGATTATCGACAACCCATTTGCGAACATTGGTGAATTCCTTTTTCTTCATCATGGTCATAAGGTCTTTGATGTTTTTATCACCAAGATTTACTAGAATACCAGCATCAATCTCACCAGATATAGAATACCGTTGAAGATTGTTTAATACCTTACGCCAATCTGGAAAATGACTATTTATTAGTTCTGCAACAACCTTTTCAGTAAATTTGATTTCATTCTTATTGAGTATTTCTATAACTCTATTGAAGAATTGCTGTGCAAGTTTTGCCTTCTCTGCATTAGGAATCACAAAGTCAATCACACTACAACGAGATTGTAGTGCAGGGATAATACGATTCTTGTAATTACAGGTTAGGATGAACCCACAGTTCTTGTGGAATTCTTCAATGAATCCACGAAGGGCTGGTTGAGTTGACTGAGGATTTAGATAGTCTGCCTCATCAAGAATCAGATACTTCTTGCCACCTTCAAGTGATACAGTAGACGCAAAGTTCTTTATCTTGGTTCTGAGAACGTCAATACCTGACTCCTCAGAACCGTTGATAAACATATAGGTAGCACCAATCTGTTCCAACATTGCCCGGGCGGCAGTAGTTTTACCAACGCCCGGGCCACCGGAGAGAATCAAATTGGGTAGTGTTTCCTTATCAACAAAAGATTGCAAGGATTTCTTTAGGGACTTAGGAAGTACGCATGATTCTACGTCCCGTGGCCGATACTCTTCGACCCACAAAAATTGTTCCATAATATAAATTCCTCAGATTAAACATTGTAAGAAGATTCTGGTTCCAATGCAATCCAATACTGCACACCAAGTTTAGTATGAGTAAAGTGACTAATCTTTTTAGAGGACACTTCAACGTCATAAGAGCCAGGAATAAGTTTTAGGTTCTCAACCTTAAACCAGAACTCATATTTTGCGGCAACATCACCAACATCCAAAGATGTCTCAAATGCATTTGCAGTAGTATTCTTCTTATCAGTAACCCTCAACTTACCACCAGTAAGTGCCATATCAGGGGCACCGATAACAGCAGCAGCCTTAGTGATTTCATTAAGTATATCACTAGACAGATTGAACGTCAATTCAGTCGAGGGCATCGAAATCTCTTTAGATGGAGTCGTCACCACGGATGGATCAGAGAACCAATACTTGAGAGACTTCGATGTACCCTCTTCTGTAATAGTAACAAAGTCATTATCAAATTCTAAATCGGGTTTTCCGAATAGAGAGAGTGCCGAAAGGAACTCATTCAAATCATATATAGCAAAATCTTTTGGAAAAGATTCATTTAATGTTGCCTTTGCAATAATATTTTTCATTGCAGACATTGTACAGACATTACTGCCTGACTTCACCATAAGATTTTGATTAATCGTAGAGAAGTTTTTCAATACGGAGATAGTTTCAGTAGTTAGTTTCATT